TGTTTTGTGAATTCGGGAGGGTACAGATCGGCTCTCGTAGATGCGATTTGACCCAATTTCACAAAAGTAGGTCCAAGTTCCAAAAGTTGATCCCTCGTCCAAGACCCAAGTTCTGCCTTATCTTTTACAAAATTATTTTTCCATACAAATTTGGCGGCAAACTTCCAGGTCTTCATCTTCTGTGATGGGGGTGGTTTTAGTGGTTTATGATGAGTCATGCGAAACATCGCATCTTACTATACCACCAGGAAAATTTATCTTGTTTTACTGTAAATGAAAAAGTTCTCCAGTTTCCTCGGACCACTCAGTAACCCAACAGAATCTCTTATCAAGGCTCAGCCCGTTGTCTTCACTTTGATAATCTTGTATCAAGGTCTATTTTCGGGTAATGCTATCAAAATTCCAAAAAATCTTAAGTCCGCTTTCAACAACAAAACTTTCCGTTTCATCTCTGTCATGATGATCGCTTTGAGTGCTACTCAAGATATTGAGTATGCTCTCATTTCCACTGTGATTTTCTTGGGTGTGATGTACGCCCTTAAGACACCAGAAGAACGTGAAGAGACAGGATTGATCTAAAAAATATATCAACTAAAAGTAGAATGAAGATTCACATTATTGGAGCCGGTCCAACAGGCATGTCCCTCGCATGGGAAATACTCAGGTCAGGTGATCATGACATTACAATCTATGACAGAAAGACCTCTGCGGGTGGTTCTTGGTGGGAACCCGAGGAGGGACCAAGAGATCTTCACGCACATAGAATAGTTTTTGATAAAGCGTTTGTCAATACCCAAAGTCTATTTGGTGAAATGGGGATCAATTGGAATGACATTTTTGAACCAGCTGAGAAGGATCTCTATAGTTTTATTTTGGATTCCCTAAAGTTGAAGGATTATGGCGCACTCACATCCCTTGCCACGAGGGTTCTCGCTCAACCACAAAAGTATAGAGGTGTATCCCTCAAGGAGGCTCTCGGGGAAATGACCGAGGGTGGTCAAGCCGTGCTTGAACATCTTCCTCTCATTATGGATGGTGTTACATGGGATGTCATGTCAGCCTATGAGTTTGTCAAAAGTTTTGATCATGTGGGACTCTCCAAACAGTACACCCAAAAGGTGTCTGGTAGAGTTATGTGTGACGCAATGCAAGAAGCCCTTGAAAAAGTGGGTGTGGAGTTTCAATTCGGCAAGGAGCTCAGGGAAGTTGAATATCTCCCCAATGGATTTAAAGCTGTATTTGGGGATGAAACACAAATTGAAGACGGAATGCTCTTTCTCTGCCTTGATAATAGCCCAGCTCTAAAGTTCCTTGGAGATAACTGGGGTCCAGATGCTGAGAAAAAGGTGAGGGAGAGTACATATGGATGTATAAATGTTCTCTTTGATTTTGATGAACCTGTGGAGTTGGCCGACGATCTAAAGATTGCAGCTACGACGAGGCTGAACCTCCAACCCGTTGTTCTCGCAGATGGTCATACAGTCTCATGTGTTATATGTGATCTCACAGAGGAAATCCTCACAACACCACCCGAAGAGTTGAGGGTTCGGATCCTTGAGGAGTTGGATGTTCCTCTCCCCAAGCAAATCCGAATTGGTTGGGGTGCTGAATGGGATGGTGAGCGTTGGCAATTTACACAATCATCGGGGGTTCTCAGTCTCTACGGTCAACTTCCATTCTTTGGTGAGTGCCCCCATGTGGCGATGTGTGGTATGATGTCATCTCGCAGTACACCATATTCAAGCATTGAGGCAGCTGTGGAAGTTTCGCGCAGTCTCAGCCACAAATGTTTTGGAACGAGGGAACCATTGAGTCCCCTCCTTCTCACACAAGTTTTATCATTGACACTTTTGGTGCTTATAGTTTTAATTCTAATTTATCGTAATAGAAATCTATGAAGTTTCAAGCCAAAGTACATACACCCATGTATGACCATAACGACAAAAAGTATATTCGTTTGGTCATTCCTGAAAATTGCGTTCAAATTATACAACGAATGCATATAAACAAATCCAGGTTTATTAAAAATTCTCACGTTGATAACCCCCTCGATGGTAATGTCCTTACCGTAAAAGTTCCATTCCGTTATAGGAGAGTGATGTGCGATGTCCGAGGACAACCTGTTCAGTCTCTTATAAAGGGGTGTGAAGTTGAAGTTGATATAGAATTCATGGGTGTTTGGAACACCGGAAATTATAGCGGTTATAGTTGGAAGATTACAACAATTACTTCTTCGCATCACTAACATCTTCTTCTTCCCTTTTCTTGGGGATATCAATCTTGGTGAATCCCAATTCTTTTAAACTCCCAAATACGCGGAGCATACCCTGAAGACGATAAAGTTCTTGGTAACCTTCCTCAACCGCGCGCTCGAGCTGTTTGACGTTCTCCTCAACATCAATCTGATTAGGGGCACTTTGATCCATTTTTATACTTATATAAAGTTACTATTCTTTAATATATTAAATGCTGACGCGAACTGGATATCTCATTACCGGTGTACCAGTGACTGAAATCAAAAAGGAACTTACGGTAAGACCCATAGTCAATGGCGATTATGGATTTCCTCCTCCGCCTTTTAAGGTTTTCCGAACGGCTAAGAATGGAGTGTGCGTTCCAAGATTCTACGGAGTTGATCGAGTTGGAAAGCCGCGAGAGGACCGGCGCCCTGAACCAGCAAGGTCTACAGCCAAATTTGTTGGACAGTTACGAGATGCAACTCACCAGAATGAGGCCCTCGCTGCAGCCATTAAGGCTGGTCACGGAGTTCTCTCACTACCATGTGGGTATGGCAAAACCACCGTCTCCCTGGCAATAGCCTGTAAATTGGGGTATCGCACGATGATTGTGGTTCATAAACAGTTCCTGGCGGATCAGTGGAAGGAGCGAATTCAACAGTTTTGTCCGGGTGCCACAATAGGTATTGTTCAACAAGACAAAAAGGAGGTTGACTGTGACTTTGTAATAGCTATGCTTCAATCACTCTCTCTCAAGGAATACTCATTTAGTGATTTTGATTCTATAGGAACCCTCATAGTTGATGAAGCCCATCATATATGTGCTAAGGTGTTCAGTCAATCTCTTTTCAAAATGTGCCCCAGGCACATCTTTGGACTTTCAGCAACACCGGAAAGAAAGGATGGTCTCACAAAGGTTCTCCATTGGTTCATGGGTCCCACATTCTTTGCCGTTGAAAGGAAGAATCAGGGTCAGGTTGAAGTATTTAACATTACATACGAATCATTCAATTATAGGAACCCACCGCCCTCAACAAGATTTGGTAAAGTATCCATGCCAAATATGATTACGGAAATTGTAGAAGATAGAAAAAGAAATCAGATGCTTGTGGAATTGATCAAGAGGGCTTCAGCCGGTACAAGACAGCTTCTTGTTCTCAGTGACAGACGCCTACACTGTGAAATGCTCCATCAATGTTTTCCCAAAAACTCGGGTCTCTACATGGGTGGAATGAAGGAAGCGGACCTCCAGGCTTCTTCCAAGAAGAAGATCATATTTGCAACTTTCTCACAAGCTCATGAAGGATTGGATATACCAACTCTAGATACAGTTATATTGGCTTCACCCAAATCCGATATAACACAGAGTATAGGTCGTATAATGAGAGAAACTAAGGGTAAGAAGAATAATCCGCATATTTATGATATTCATGATCCCTGGTCACTCTTCACAGCTATGTTTTACAAGAGAATGAAAGTGTATCGCCAAGGTGGGTTTAAAATTCACGGTAAAGTTTCTGAGGAAGATAAGAAAGACTTCCCTCAGGGAAAGCCTCTGTTTTTATAATCTAAACACTAATTAAATGTCTGGTGCATTGATTCAACTCGTCTCAAAGGGTGCACAAGATATGTATATAAACAGTGAAGAGGGTCATTCTTTCTTTCGTATGAAATTTACAAGACATACGAATTTTTCACAGGCTCCAAAACTGATTAAAACGGTTACCGATAAAGACCCAGTTTTTACCGTACCAGTTTTAGGAGATCTTGTAAATTGTCTCTGGTTTGAGGGTCTCGAAAGGAATTCCAATGTTTCTTCAAATCTCCTATACAATTCAACAATAGACCTATATATAGGTGGACAAAAAATAGACTCTCAGCATTATGATTACTATGCGGACATCTGGCCAAACTATCTTGCCGAGACCTGGACAAAGCAAGACGAACTCACAAACAAAACAAGTACGTCAAACCGAAACTTTCAACCTCTTCATTTTTTCTTTTGTGATCACGGGGCATTTTTACCACTTGTATCACTCGCACATCATCAGGTTGAGGTGAGGATCAATTTCGATGAAACAAGTCTCACAGGTTATGGGCTAGGACAGAAACGAATCAATGTATATGGGAATTATATATATCTGGACAAGGAGGAGAGAGAATCTCTCGTAAAGAGGCAGTTGGATTTTGTCATTACCCAAACACAAAAACTCGATTACCCTGTTTCAAATGTGTTTGATAATACTATTCAAACCGCGGGTGGGTACAATGACCTTGATATTGGAGCATTTAATCATCCCATAAAATCTATATTTTTCGGAATGTCAGCCACAAACGTCGATCCAACAAACGACCGTTTTACCTTTAAAAACGCAGATATACAAGTAAATGGTACGGCTTTATTAGAAAATATGTCACCAACATACTTCCATACAATTCAAAACTATTACAAATCAAAATACGGTAAGATAGATTTTAGAGTTGATACAGAAGATCTCATGTATACAAGATATTTTGCATACCACTTTGGTTTAAATGTATCAGACTATAACCCATCAGGTACATGCAATTTCAGTAGACTTGATAATGCAAAACTCATACTTCGTGGGGTCGAGAAAGGTGTCTTTAGGGCTAATGATAATGAAATGTCGGTTTTTGCCGTAAACTATAACGTCCTCAGGATCAAAGATGGTTTGGCTGGAATTTTATTCGGGAACTAAAGTATAAATGGGCAGAACCGCAAGATTCGATCAGATTTATGTTGCCAATCTGGATGCTGAACCCGTTGAAGAAGAAACTCTTACAGGAGTAAAGAGTATATTGACAAGAGAAGTTGAAGCAAATGAACTTCTACTTGTCGTAGATCCCGAAAGTGGTGCGAAGGGACGCCTTGGTGTATCAAATTCGGCACCATCAAAGTCTATATCAGTATCTGATAAACTCTACATTGACGAAAGCGCTACGCACGTGATTGACTTGAAAACTCGTGGTCGAGCATCACGTTGGTTTGTTGACGATCAAATATCGATTGGTACGGTAAATCCAACAAATGCATTTCAAATTGATTCAGATGGAGAAACTAAAGTGGCTGTCGATTTAACTGGTCGTGATCTTATGACAGTCAATGGTAACCTGGTTGCGAGTAATCTAATTCTAGCAGATAGATTTACAACATCCGGTTCAAATCTTGTTATTCAAGAGATAGACTCAAATGTTCTGTCTATTACGGGTGGAGTTTTGGGGTCAAATATATTTGCTGGTAGCAATGTCGGTCTGTTTGATCAAGGTTCGAATGTTATGATTTTAACCGGTAATACATATCAAGAGGGCTATCTAAATCTTGTTGGTAATATCGCTGTAACTGGAAACATCACAATTACAGAAACTGCGAGTTACATTGCCACACAGGATTTGCGTGTCAGTAATGCGGTCATTCATTGTGGTTTTGGTAATGCCGTTTTATCCAAAGAAACTGGTTTATTAATGACACCCGGAGTTGGATATTCAAATGTAGCTGTGGGATTTGTGGCTGGTGATAGAGGGAGAGAAATGGCAATCTTCCAAACAAATAATTATGCTGGTCAGCCAACAACTACAATGACAGTGGACGACACAAAGGTGGTAAATGTTCATGTATATGGCGACATGTACACATCAAACAACGTGGGTGCAAATAATACATACCCCACACATGACCTCTGTGTAGGTTCAAATATATATTTTGATGACGTTGATTCAAATGTCATGCATGCGACGGGTAACGTATATGCGACAGGTCTTAGAACGGGAAATAATGGATTGAAAGTTGGAAGTCTATTGACCGCGACACCTGGTGCGGCAACACCGGTCCTAATAAGTGGTAATGTTCAAGTGAACGCGTTACGCACAAATGGTGGATCGACATCTGGATTTTCAAACCTCTCACCCACCGACGAACTTTCCGTGGGTGGCAAAATATTTGCAAACACAACAGCTATAAATACTCTCAGGATTTTGGGTAACACCGCAACAACAAATCTAATAACTGAATCAGTCCTTTCAACTTCAAATGTTATAATTCACGCGGATAGAAGCGGTAATAACAGTGTATCAAATGCACTTGTCCTTAAATCCGGGCCAACTGTGTCAAATGTGAGTTCCATAGAAGTTTATGGTGCGAGCACTACGGCCCTACAACAAAAAATTAGTATGAAGACAAAGAACACGGAACGCATTCGAATCACATCTGACGGTAAAGTGGGAATCTCAAATGCGAATCCAACCGAGAAACTCACGGTATCTGGTAATATTTATGTGATTGGAAGCAATGTGATCGCAACTGGTAATACTTGGGGAACTACTGGAAATATTGCTATGCGCTCATACACAAACATTCCACAAGGAGAATCTAGAGTTGAAAATATTGTAAGCGCGGGCAAGGGTATCAAGTTTTATGCGAGTACTACCCCCACGATGGGTACACCCAAACTGACAGTCTTGGAATCAAGTAATGTAGGTATTAATACGGGAACACCGATAGGTACACTTCATACGTCGGGTGGTAGTGTGTTCATAAATGATCAACCTCAACACAGAAACGGATATAGCCATCTCGACTCTTCTCTCATTGTTACGAATACACACCCAATCGTGGATACAACCGATTTGGGTACGGTGATGCATCTTACACGAGAGGGGAATGCGACGCGTGATGGTGTCCGTGCTACTTTTAAAATGGGTAAGCACGACAATACATCTGGGAAGTCCAAAACAAAAATGGATATATACCTATCCGATGACAATTATTCAAATGAAGTGGATGTTTTGACACTCCAAAGTGATGGGCGTGTGGGGATTGGTACTACGCAACCCTCGGCACATTTAGGTGTGTATGCTACAGGTATAGGAAACTCCCTAACAAATGGTATCCTTGTACGCAATGACGACGGTTCATCTGGTGACGCGATCATTGCCATGCAAAGTGATATAAGTGACGGTAACTCATTTACATCTTATATTCAAAGTGATAATAATGTGTCTCCCACTGGTTGGGCGGTTGGTGTAACGGGTAGCAGCGACTTTAGGATTACACAAAACAAGGATAAAGTATATGATCGCGCGGCCGTGGGTGTATATATCGACGGGACATCTCGTGATGTGGGAATAGGTACAGATACTCCAAGGGGTTCCCTTGAAGTAAATGGTAATGTTGTGATTGGGTCGCAACTCTCATTTACAGGACTTACGGGGGATGAGTTTGGTAATACACACATTATTGAAAGAAGGTATAACAGCGACTTTTCAAGATCCGAATTATTACTCTTTAAGGGTAATGAATCTTCAGCTGTAGACACGGGTGCGGATAGAATTAGACATATTGCGGGCGAACACGTGTTTCAAACATATACATCATCCGGAGAAAGTCTATATGGGTCAAGTGAAATCTTAGAATCAATGGATGGTCAGACAGATAAACCGTTAGTTATATGTGATAATGGGCTTGTGGTAGTCGGCGGTCAACGCGGTGACGCGAATGGAAGAGGTTCCAATACCAAGTTAGTTGTCAATGGCGATGTTGAGTTTGCCGGTGGTGGTTCGTTTTCATTGACGGGTATTGAATTTTCAACAACAACTGGATCTTCGAGTCGTAACATTATTAGAAGTCTTGTGTCTGGATCAACTCGACGTCCTCTGACTTTTGCACACGAAATTGATAACGTGAACGATGATGAATTTGCTCGGTTTGACGCAGAAGGTAAATTGGGTTTCGGTACCGAAACGCCGGCCGCGAATGTTCACGTATATGATACTACATCAGGTGATATAGACCTCTTCAAACTTCAGAGTAATGGTAATAATAAAGAAACGGGTTTACTCGTCTATACAAATGACGGTGAAGGTGGGGTTGTTCGCGGGTTCAGTAACGCAGTAAATGGAACGACTGGTCTTGTTATGGGCGTTGCGAATAATAGTACCATAACCAATTGTTTACACCTTATTCATACAAGTAATGTGGGCATTGGTACGAATAGTCCTTCAACAAAGTTACATGTGTACAATGGTACTCCGCGAGTGGAAAGTTCATCTTCAAGTGCGATTATTGAAATGGAAACAACCGCCGGCGTTTCTAACATTTATACAAATACAAGTGGAGATTTGAACATTAACCCGGTAACAACATCCCGTACAACATTTATCAATAGTGATGTTAGTATTACGGGCGACTTAACGGTCGATGGTACAATTGACTTTACGAATATTGGGGTAAACCTCGGAGGGGCAGTTCCACAGGCAGATATTCACACCGGTGGTGGTACTATAACCAATTCTAATGAAGTTGTTTGTAAGACATACGCAAAATCATTCAGCGTTGGTCAGGGTGATGCAAAGAATATTCAGATAATGTTTGATAAAGGTGCATTTTATGCAAAAATTGTCGCCATGTTGAGAAGAACAGATAATTCCGCCGTAGAAGATTTGAGTACATTCATTCTTGAAGTTCATGGTGGCACGGGTAATGAATCCAACCCAAGTAAAGATATAGCCATTGGTACCCAAAACCTCTTCGGTGGTACAAATAGTTATCCCTGGAGTACCGCTGTGACGACAGGTCAACGGGGTATAAGTATGACTCCATACAATATAGATTCTTCGCGAGTATACCAATATGATTTATCTATAGAACTCATGTCTTCGTGCGGTGGAAAAGTTACAAAGGTATCGAGAAATCTCACAATCCCCGCAAACTTGGATAATGGATTGGGTGGTCAGACACAAATCGCAGCATTTTCATATTAAATCAATTTTACCTAATGGGGAAAACCCAAAAGTAGAATTAATAGCAATTTACGCCCTGATGGAGTCAGAGACGGCAAGAAATAAAACGCCGACAATGAAAGCCATGACGACGTAATTACATTCAGTTTCCTCGAGGCCAGCCAAGGGTTTTTCTGGTTCAACCCTTGGACTAACAACAGGCTGCTGCTGTCTGGCGGGAGGTTCGAGATCCTCCAAAGGACAGTACCCTATCATTTATACTGTACTTAGAGATTAATTTCGGTCTTCTTCTTTTTACGACCTCGTTTAGTTTTACTGGATTCAACATTCACTTCCTTCACTTCACCACCCGTAGATTCCCCTGAAATGGAAACAATGTCGGAAACATCGTCATCATCCTGTTCGGTGACTGGAATTGGAGTTGTATTCATTGGTGGTGGTGGTGGCATCATGACACCGCCCATGAGACTCGAGATGTCTATACCCGGACCCTGCATCTCATACTGACCAGTGCCACCCACGGGAGCTGCATCAGCCGGACCTGATGGTGCGCGAGTTGTATTTTGAACGGCGGACATCATATTCTTTACGAGGTCTGGATTTTGTTTCAGGACATCATTCATATTTGGAAGAGCGCTCTTGAACATGCTATTTGTCAAGTGAAACATCATGGCCGAACCACCCAACATCATTATAAGTTTAACCTCGGGGGCTACATTAACCTTGGATCTATACTTCACATACAATTCTTCGAAAACGCCATCATAATCATCCACATTCTCCATGACAGACTCCGACCAGCCCTCGAGTTGAATTTCGAAGGGGTTATACCTTTTGTTGAGGAACTCCAAGCCCGTAACACAGGCTACCAACATACGCCGAGAGAAGCGAATAGATTGTTCAACATCAATGCTATAAGTAATACGCTTAACTTCTGTGCGAAGGTCTTCAACACTAGAATAGGCATTGAGTCTTTTATTTACGGCGAACCCCTTCTTCTCGAGACGACCCAATTTATTAACAAGGTCACTTTTTTCTTCGTCTACAGAACTGTATCCTTTAGATGGCTGTTCCTGTTGCATACTCATTCCTGGTTCGTCATCAGCGTCGTCAAAAAACATTTGTTCATCTTCACCGTAGTCAATTTCTTCATCTTGTTGTGTAGGTTGTGGAGCTGCTTGTTTATTTGGATTTACAAAGGCGTCCATGGCCTCTTGTTGTTGTTGTTGTGGTGGTGGAGGGCGATGCACTTGTTGTGGTGGTCGACGCACAGGCTGAGGACGCGAAGTTGAAATCTCAATTTCGTCCATTAGGGCCTGTTCGTCTGCGTCAAGTTTCATCACGGTAGCACTCCCACGATCTAAGACAATTTCTTCAGACATCTACTCTCTAATAGGAAAGTATTAAATAACCTTTAACGCACTTTATAAAAAAATTATATATGTACATTATAAAATGTTCAACCTTAACCGAGCCAACCGAAATGCCATCATGTCCATCGTCACTTTGATCGCTCTGATCTGTGCGCTCGGTATGTTGAAAAATACCAGCAAGTACCAAGCCAGGCCAATAACCATTAACGCCATTAACGAAGAGTCCCTATTTAATCTCGATCACCGCATTGAATGTACACCCGGTCACACAAGTGAGGGTAGTACCTACACAAAGAGTCTCACACCAGGTGGTCTCTGTGCGTCCGAAAAACTAGTTGCGGAACAAGCGGGTGGTTACGAGATTGAAGACGGAATTGGCGGATCTTTAATCTAAGCTAATACTAAATGGCATCCCAGACCGCTCCAGATCTTAATTACGAGTATCACACCATAACAGTTGACACACTTAATCAAAGTAGTGCGAACACTTTTACTTGCCACCTTTCCCAGCCCCTGAAAAATGTGGTTCAGGCGGAACTCCTTGCGGCGTCAATCCATACAACCAACTTGACCGAACACTGCTACATCTCAATTGAAGAATTGGATTCCATTTTCAATGACAGAGCTACAAATGTTTTGAATGGTCAAGGAAATATGAGTATGATCCGGGGATCTTTTGCGAGTATCATATGCGAAGATGTCCTGCACAGTGGAGCTGATTCAACTATAAATTACAAAAATGACTATCCAATAATTACTCAATATATAGACCCAATCAGACGCCTTGACCGCCTCGCTATAACCATTAGAAATCAAACCGGTGCCACAATTAAAAAATCGACATCCGCAACGACCAATTTCTTAGTTTTTAGATTTATGTGTAGAAAACCAAACTTGTAATTTTCTCCCTTTAAAGTAGTAATAACATGTCTTCGGGTATTGTTCAACTTGTAGCAATTGGTGCTCAGGATGAGTACATTATGGGCAACCCAGAGATATCGTTTTTTAGTTCAACCTTTAAACGACACTCTAATTTTTCACAATCCGTTGAAAAGCAAACTATACGCGGAGATGTGAAAAATAATTCAATGTCAAGTGTTCAAATTGAGAAATCGGGTGATATGCTTGGATATATCTATTTGACGATCGATGATACAACAGAAGCTAAAGATACCTCGCGATGGGATTTACTCATTGATAAAATTGAGTTGCTCATTGGTGGTTCTGTGATTGATACACAAGATTCAGTGTTTACAGAAAAGATTGCGATTGATACATTTGCACAAAATGTTTCACGAAGTGCTATCGGTACACACCCAGGTGTCCATGCGCGTTCCTATTTTTACCCCCTTCGTTTCTTCTTTTGTGAAGGACCACAGTGTGCACTCCCACTCGTTGCGCTCAACTATCATAATGTGGAGTTACGCATTCACTGGGGTTCCCAAGCAGCAAAATACAATTTTGAAATGTATGCCAACTACTACTATCTTGACAATGAAGAGCGTGGTAATATTGCGACGCGTACACACGACCTTCTCATCACCCAAGTGCAGAAGAATATTCCAAGTGGTGAAACTGTTCAAGATCTCATCTTTAACCACCCAGTGAAGTACCTGGCATCTTCAGACACCACAACAGATGGTGCTCTCACATCACCAACAAACAAAGTCAAGTTGAGTATAAATGGTGTTGAACTTGGAAACTACCGATGGGGTAAGCCACACTATATTGATGTGATGAACTATTATCACACAAACTTTGTGACTTCTCCAGACTTTTTCCTTTATTGTTTTTGTCTCATGACAAGTTCTCTCCAACCAACGGGGACCCTCAATTTCAGTCGCATTGAGTCAGCCAAGATTATGAGTGAGGGGACAGTCATAAATGACCCAATTTATGCCGTCAACTACAACATACTTCGTATACAAAATGGGATGGCTGGTCTTCTTTACGCAAATTAATTTGCCTCCCTATATTAAATGGTTAAGAATATACCTGCTATAGAAAGATCTACGGAGATCAGGTTTGGTAAGCATGTACCCGACTCAACGGATCAGGCGGATAATACCATTGTCTTCAACGCAAGTAATGTCTTAGTTCCAACACCATACAGTAATGCATGTTACTTGTCACCCATTCGTAATAGAACAGATTACTTGGCCCCAGAAGTTGTACTTCTTATGTATGACCGAAACACCAAAGAAATTACTGAATCAGGTGAATCCGCAAACGTGCTTGTTGGTGGTTCCACATTAAATACGGTTGTAGATCGCGCAAACGCAACGTCGAATACGATGTTGTTCATTGGTCAACAAAACGATGTTGCATTTGTCACGTCATCAAATGTTGGTATTTCAAACATGTTGCCACAGCATACATTGAGTATTGGTTCAAACCTTTACGTGGATGACGTGGGTTCAAATGTTCTCACCGTTTCTGGAAATGTATCGCTTTTGGGAGATCTTCATGTATCCGGTTCTACTACACTACTTGTTACCGAAAATACATCCATTAAAGATGCATTGGTTGAACTCGGACGCGGTAATACATCTACTGACACCACACTTGATTTGGGTCTCCTTATGCATAGACCCAGCAGTTCATCAAATGTTGTTATAGGATATCGCGAAGGGTTGGACGAATTCGCGATTAGCTATACAGAGTCTAATCCAAATGAAAAAG